ACAGAATTAAACTTATTGACCATTGCTTTATTGAACCCTTCTCCAAAATCGTACACGAAGTTTTTAGCTCCGAACGATACAGCGGAGAATGGAGACATACTACTATACTGACCGTCAATATATTTGTATCTATAAGAGAAGTACAAAAACTTCTCAGACATATTGTCCGACTGAGGAGTTGATGCGTCATTAATTAACTCGATGTGAGGAGAATACAAAGGAGGTGTCAGTATAACTGGTATATCTTTCTCAATCCTAGGGTCGTCTACACTGTATGATTTTGCTCTCTCAATATTTACTTTGCGTGGCTGATTTAGATTGTCCGTCCAAAATAAAAATCCATTCTGTGCATTAATCGCAATATAATTTACACCAGTTATAATATTGTCTTTACTGAAATTCAATAAACTAGGTGTATTGATATTATCTTTATTACATTGAAGAACTCTTGTTGAAATACCAGTTGTTTCGCTATATTCATAGATACCATCAAAAAGGTCAGCAGCAACGAACCAATAAATGACGCTTCGAGCACCATACTCAACAGCACCAATAGTTCTTGCTCCGCTACTATCAAGACCTGATAGCTCCTCAATATCAGCAACATTTACGTTACCTGCAATATTTTGACCTGCTCCAACGTCAGACCCATCTGAAGTACCAACTCTAAAGTTCAACGCATCACGATATTGACCGTTAGGCACAAGCCTTTCGTCAAAATCCTTATTCATTGTTCCACTAGAGAAATTTTTAGTTTGGTCTTTCATCATATTTTATCTATTTTGGAATCTATTATTCATTCTCATTGCAATTCTAGCAGGATGCAAGTTAGACATTCTAATTTTAGCATTACGCCACATAGCAGTCTTTTTATCTCTCAATCGTTTGACCTGATACTCAGGAATACCGACTTTTCTTGATAAGATGGAATAACTGATATATGCGTAGATAAATTCTTCTGCCATTTTATTGACCGTCATTAATGACTCATCACCATTCTCCATACCATCCGAGATATACTCTAGTACGATAGTACGGTTTCTCGCTCCTGATGTAAAGTCAATCACACCGTTGTTAATTCTGAATGTCGGACCATCTTTGTCGTCATCACGGAATCCAATCAATTGATATCTAAAGTACCAACTGTCGTCATATAGCCAACCATAACTACCGCAGTAATCGCCTGGACCGAAATATTGACTTTGCTCAAGTCTTTTAATATCTAAGGCTGACTGACCTGTTATAATTTGACCATCTAAGTCAAACAAGAAATCGTTATTATTATCTTGCAAATAAGCGTTCGATGAATTTACCTGACGGTTTTCATTAATAACAGTCAAACAACCGTCCACAAGAATGGACATACGAACGTAATTTACATAGTCAGCAGGCAAGATGAATTTAAGGTTATCACCGACCTCCATGTCGACTACCTTTATATTCTTTAGTGCATCGTAATTAAGTTCTTGTATGGCTCTCTTTGCATGGTAAATCACCTCATATCTTGGCACATTGTCAACCAGCTTGTCAGCACCAACATCAAACAACATGAAATTATTAACAACATCCTTCAAAGAAAGATATTGATAGCTCCCCCAATTTGTATCTTCAGGGATATTACCATTATTTGTGTAATATTGATAGTTACTTATGTATTCCATTTGTTATTGTTTTTGTTGGTTATTTTGCATTTCCTCCTGATTTACCAACTGTACAACATCATTCTCTCTAATAGACAATCCTGCATATTGTAAAATTTTTGCTACAATCTTAGGGAAATCACTTTCAGGTAACTCAAAATCTTGGTAGTCAGAAGCAGACTGATTAAATAACGGCTCACCGTTCGATAGAACTGAGTAAGTCCATTTAGGGTCTTTAGGATTTCTGATATAATTGATAGTCATACCGCTCACTATAATATCAGGGTAAACTTTAATCCCATCATTATTTAAACTATAAATAGGTCTTGTTACATTTGGAGCCATGAAGTTTGAGTTCAACAAACTGTTTAGCTTTGTGTAGTTAACTTTCTCTACCTCAATATTATTATTGTATAACATATCTGTAATCTTATACAATGTCGGTTGCGTTGGATTGGCAGGGTTAGTTCCTGGCAAAAAGAAAGTTTCAGTAGGTGCGTTGTATTGCAATGTATCATTAACGATAAATCCATCAATATCTATCTCCATTGTCTCAGGAATATTCGCATGACCAGTATTATAAATACGTGCGTTACGCTTAACTATTGCTGAGCTATAACTATAAAACATTTGCTCAAAAAGGTCAACTTGAGCCTGCTTTGCCATTAAGTTAAATTCTTCAGGAGTTACGTAGCCTCTATTGTCTTTAGATAAGATAGTCAATACTGCGTTTCTAACTGTATTTATCATTGCTTTACATTTTAATACAAAGATAATAAAAAAGGGCACTCGTTAAAGTGCCCTTTCAAAATAATGCTCAATCTATTAAGCAACAGCAATACCTGAAACTGCGAATGGCAAACCTGACACTGTGAAAGCAGGGCTTGTCCAAGCTGTTCCTAATGCAGCAATAACCGCATCTTGGATTGCATCACGCATAGACTCGTCATTTGAAGGTGCTGTTGCGTGTGTAATTGTTACAACGTCTGTTGCAGTACTCCCACCTTTGTAGTGAACGTGAACTGTTGTTGTTGAGTTTTGCTCAATCAATACGATACCTGTTGCAGATACTAATTGAAAATTCTCGCCTGTTACGGGGATTCTTAAAAATTTCTCCATCGTTATTTTGTTTTTTGGATTAATAAAGTGCAAAGGTAACAAAAAAAAGCACCCAATTACGAGTGCTTTTCATCATTAGTAGTATTTATAATATTACTCCTCAATATGCTTATCAAGATATTGGTAGAACTCATATCCTTCAGGAGACTTCAACCAAGAAACATAACATTTCACTGGGTCATCTTCAAAAGGTACAGAGAACATACGTTTCTTGTTGTCTTTCAAGTTGTAATGGAAATCTCTTCCGTTGTTTCTTTGAGAAACGTAACCGTCTTTCATAGAACGAATAGCTAAATCCTCAATATCAGTGTCAGGATTATCTAATGCGTCCAAGAAATCATCAGGCTGAGATTTAGCAATATTCATAATCGCTCTAGTAATCTCAGATTTTTCCCATGTAGAAGCATCTTTACCTAGAAAGATATTGATAATTGAAATCTTTTTCTCAACAGAAATTTCTCTTGCTTTAATTTGTGCGTCAAGTACTAAGTTCTCATACTTAACATAAGCCTCAGCCTCAGCTGCTGGGTCCCACTCTTTAAACACGTCACCGTTCAATGGATGTATCTCTAAGAACTTTTGTAACACTGGGTTGTTAGCAGGAACTGTTAATATACCGTCTTCAAAAACGATTGGCTCTAAAACAACATTCTCATCTTGCTCATCGACAAATGGCGACTGTTGATTCTTTGAATATCTAAGACTTCGATTTTTACCTTTCTTTTCATCAAAATATAACAATCTTGATGTAGGCATATCTCTAGCCTGTAATAAAAAACTTAATGGTGCTCTTCCCTCTAGGATGTACCTTTTCTCTTTTGCTTTAACTTTTGTTTCCATTTTATTTGATTTAGATTTTAATTAAAATAACAACAGAGCATCACTAATGACACTCTGTTGTTTTTATTCTTATTTGAAGATGAAGAAGTTATTAGCTCCTAACGTACAAAGTGCTCTTTCAGACAAGAAGTTAACCTCCATTGCATCTAAGTCACTTGTCATTGCACCACCAGCAGAACCAGTAATCCAAGTTTTGTAACGTCTGTTCTCAGCTTCAGAAGCTCTGTAACGTACGTGCAAGAATGGACGTTTTGCGTTTTTACCCATTACTTGGTCATAAACGTTCATTGTCCCCGCTGGAACTAAAACACCATTTACAACACCACCAACGATACCTCCACGAAGAGTTGCATCATTCAAGTATTTCCAGTCAGTTTTGTAGAAATCGTACCCTCTACGGAAACCTGTGAAACCTAAGTTGATAGCCATTTTTTCATCATTGTCGAACAATCCGTAAGACGTACCACCAACTCCGTAAGAGTTTTGAGCAGCTAACATATCGTCAATGCTGAAAGAGAAATCACGATTCAAGAACAATGCGTTTTCAGCAATAGCTCCTTGTTTGTCCAAACGACCAACGATTGTATCGAAATCACTCAATGTAGATGGAACACCACCTGACCAAACGTTACCTCTTGTTTCAACAGCGTCAAACAAACCTTCAGTTCCTTTGTTACCGATATCACCAGTTGTAGCTATTGCACCTGAACCAGTCTCAGCCTGAACGTGCTCAACCATCATCATTTCCAAGTAATCGTCAAAACGAAGTCTTTCTTCGTGCTCTGATTTCAAGTACCATAAGTAACCAGTTGCTCCGTTTTCAGTAGTAACTTCAACCCAACCAATTTGAGCCATATCAGAACCTGAAACTGCATACTTGTTTTTGATGATAACAGGAGATACTTCAAAAATCAACGGTTGTGCTTCCAAAGAACCTTGCAATCCGTTTGCACCTTTTCTAAATTCAGAACCATAAACGAAAGCCGTTAATGTAGCTCCTGAGAAAGAAGAAGGCTGACCACCTGCTGCATAGAAAGCAACTGTGAAAGTCAATCCTGATACTGCTGTGATAATCGCTTTAGCTGATTGGCTAGATGCGTTGTTTGATAAAAACACTACTTGACCAACACGGAAGTTACACTCTGTAATTCCTGAATCAGCAACTGTCATTACCGCTGTATCTGCACTCGTTGAAGCAGCTGTTGTTACGCTAGCATATTTAGTATGCAAACGTCCTGTTTCTGTCCATTTAATCAAATCTGAGTTAGATGGAATCTCTGCACCTACTTGACGTAAGAAAGAGTTAATTGTACGATTACCGTAACGCTCAAACTCAGCTTCGTAAGTATCAGGAAGATACTGATTCAAGAAGTCAAAGTTAGTGATGTAGTTAGTAGGTAATGTTGCTTTTTTAGCACTCGGTTGTAAATCGAAACCTGGTGTGCTTTGTAATGAACCTGCCATTTTTTTTAATTTTTAGTTTTTAAATTTGCTTTTGATTCCATAGCTTCTGCCTTGATTATCATCAATAACTTTTACTTGAAATCCTGAAGCTGGCTGTGGTATCACTGAACCTCGATTCATATTAATATTTTTTGAATCTCTTGAATGGTCAGTTGCCATGTCAGCTTGCCCTTTCTCGTAGAAGAATTTGGCAAAAGCATTTGGGTCTGATGCAATAGCGATAGAACGATGAAATTCAGCAGCGTCTTTTAAGTAACCATCTTCATTCAAGAATTTTGATACGAATGTCGATAGACCTGATTGTTGCTCCTTTAGTTTTTCAGCCTCTGCTGGTTTGTAAACAATTTCTTTTTCCCCTGCTTTAAATTTGAAACCTTCAAACTCCTTAGAGAAAAGTTCTTCTGTTTTTTCAGCAAAAAACTGTGAACGCTTTTCATTTTCCTGAGCTATTTTCTCAGAAGACTCCATTTGAGTTCGTAAATCATCTAGTTGTTTTTGTTGTTCAGCCGTCAAAGTTTTCTCCATTCTTGACTCAAGAGGGATTTTATACTTTGCTTTTTGTTCTTCAAAAAAACCTTTTGCTCTACTAAGCTCTTTTTTGAAATCTATTTTTTTAGAATTAATCTCATCATCGTCATCTAAATCCTCGTCAAAGTCGAAACGCTTTCTAAACTCGAAATCAATTTCTTCTTTTGTTAGCTCAGGATTTTGCTCTTTCAAGTAATCCTTCAATAGTGACTTTGAATCAACGTCATCAAAGTTTTTGTTAACCTTTAAAAAGTCCTCAAGACCTCTTCCTGTTTCTTTTTTAAACTGTAAGAAAGCATTTACATCTTCAGGTAAATCTTCTTTCTCAACAATTTTCTCAGGCTCTTTAGAGTATTCATCTAAAGAAGAGTAATCTCTTCCGAACTTTTTGTTAATATGTGAAAGAACGATATTATCGTCTAATTCTGGTTCTTCTACAATCTCATTCTCAACGAAATTCGCCTCAACAATTGCAGGAGCACCACCGTTTAATTTTTGTTCGTGCTCATTGATTAATTGTTCCTCAATTTCAGCAACCGATTTTTGTTCCTCGAACTCAACCGATTTTACAGTAAATTCAGCCATTATATTTTATTTAATTTGTTACAAAATTATACATTATTTTTCACTTAAATTTTCTACCTCGGTGCAAACGATTCTAAATCAAAATCTCCTAATGAATCATTCGTTGATTCAAAGTTCTTTGCAGGTAGTTCTTTTTGACGTTGCTCGATTAATTCTGACTGTCTTGACGCTTGTAAGTCCACTCGCTTATCTTTAGCTTGCTCCTTCTCGTCATTTACTTTCTTCATCCCATCTACCTCAATGCCTTTAAGTTGCATATTGTAATTAAACTCAATTTCCATTAATTCTTTCTTAGCATTAACTTCAAATTGCATTTTCTTAATCTCCATAGCAGTCTCAATCTCTTTCAACTGAGCTTTATATTGAGCACCCATCTCAGCCTCTTGTAGTCTACCTTGAGATGCAGCCATAGCCGACTGTTGGTTCATTTGAGCTTGCATCTGCATTTCTTGTTGCTTCTGCTCTTGAACTAATACCTCACGTTTTTTACGCTTAACTTTCAATAGCTCGTTCGCTAGTTTGATATTTTTAACGTTTCTAATATCAATCGCATCATCTAAAAATATCTGACCAGTCTGTAAGGCAATCTTAATGTTTTCCTCAAGCATTTGTTTTTCCTCTTCATCAGGCATCAATTCAATAAAAATACCGAAATCACGCAAGTACAATTCTTTAATATCATCTAAGATAGCCAAGTTGTATTTACCAATCTGCATAGCAAACTGCTCTCTATAAGGAGAGAACTCTAATATATCAGATATTCTAATAGATACACATTCTGCCAACTTCTTAGTCATCGATAGACCTGCATCAAGAATGTGACGTGTAGCCGTATTACTATTAAGTGCAGCTAACTTCTGTACTCCAACTAATGCGTCAGCACTTGGCGTTGAACCATCTCGTGCTTCATTAAGACCCGTCACATCACGAATCATATTCAAATAGTGATTATAAGAATACACTAACGAACTGATTTTATCTTGACCTGATGATTTAGTTAACTCCTGGATAGGCACTCTAGCGTTATTAAACTCGCCATCGCCAGTGTACGAACGACCAATAACAGAACCCGTCTGAAAATATAACTTCAATGCGTCCTCTGGATTGTATGCTTGTCCTGTACCTAAGTCGACCTCGTTAATACCATCGGCATCAATAAATACCCCATCAGGCACAACTCTAGCTTGAATCTGTTGTAATTTCAAATGGACCAACTGAATGTTATCAATGAAAGGAATCATTCTTTTTACAATAGAATCAAATCTACCATTATACATTCTTGGTGCATAGCAAACATACATTGGGAAAGCATCTTGAGCTGCTGATTTTGGACGAACCATGTTCTCAGCTAACTCCCACTTCAACATAATGTTTGTCCCTGCAACTAATACACCTTCATACCAAACAGTCTTAGGCATATCAACAACCTCAAACATATCGTTTGCCTCAACATTAAAAGACTCATCTTTTTTGATAATTCTCTCTCCACCGTTGTTTAAATATTTCTTTTTGTATTTGTATTTCTTTGTAGCTTTATAGTTGAAAAAAAGCAATGTAACAAGGTCTTTCGTAAAAGCATTGTCATAATATGTTCTAGTAATCGGATAGTAATTATACCACGCACTACCGCTATCCTTAATCTCTGTTATTTCTTCGTCCGTTAAGTCAGGCTTGATTTTAATAAGCTCACTATAATGCACTTGCTTTATCTCTCCAAAGTAATAGCAGTCTGAGAAGTCAGGCATCTCTGTATAACTGAAGATAAAGTTAGCAGGGTCAACGTACTCAACCTTCAATCCTGCGTTCGGATAAAAGCTATGCTTAGCTACAGCTAGACCTAAAACTGTTTGGTCATAGTCAATTTGACGCTTTACATTTATGTAGTCATTATTCTCAAAAATAGTATTGATAGCAACCTCCTCAGCAATCTCAATGCTTGGCTTATATTTAAGCTGCATATATAAAGATAGCTCCTCATTATTATCAGGCAAATCATCAGGCTGTACATTGAACATATCAATACCCAATTCATCTTTAGTTGCTAATAATACATCTTTCGCTACCATGTCCGCTTGGACCATCTCTTGAAATATATTCTTTTCGTCAGCAGACATGATGTCCTGAGCTTGAGCTTTTATTTCATACATTCTGTCCTGCATACCGTTAACAACAATGTCAACAAATTTTGCAGCAATAGGCACGTTATCCCAATTGATATTAAGATAAGACAAATCTCCCTCGTGAGCTAATGCAGCCTTGTATTTTGCAATAGACTGTTCTCCACGAGCATACAATCTCAAATTATTAAAGTAACCGTATTTATCGTAAAATCGACAACTGATTCCAGAACGTCTAAACCATTCTCCCTCAATAGCCTTACCTGTCAACAAACCAAATTCCTTTGACGATTTTTCCATGTCATCAGAAGGAAACGGATTTGTGTTGATTATTATAGATGGCTTACTATCCATTATTTTATTATTTGACTGTTTGTTCCAGAGTTATCGTATCTTGCAAATTTAATACTTATTTTCGGTTTTTCAACTTCAGGTCTGAATAGGTTTTTTCTATTCGCCATAATAGACAAACCCGAGCTAATCGAAGCATCGTGCATCGTCCTATTTCTAATATCAAATTTAGCCCAATCCTCTAATGTTTTTGTAAAGAACATATTACCTATCTCCTCATTATCTCTATAAGTACCCTCAGTGTCATATCCAACATACTCCTCGATGTACGACTCAATACATGATGCGTGCGACTGCATTACATCAACAGACGAGTTAGGTATTCCGCCTAATTCAATCTCTGTCTTAGATAGTTGTGCCGTTCCCTTGTCAGGACGATTCATCGAGTATGCTCTATATCCTCTGTTCTTTAAGTGATAAAGTAATCTTGGCTTATTATTCTCTGCTAATATTGGCATACCGTAAAAAACTAACGCCATCAGTACCTCTTCAAAAAATATCTCTGCTGTCTGTGGACGAGCGACATACTCTAAGAAAAACATATTGGACGGTACATCTGGATTCATATTGAATGATGTCAATCCGTGTAGTGCTCCATTTGAACCACCACCTCCAACTGTGCCTGAGATATCATAGGAGTCACAACCGAACGCACCAAGGTCAGCATTGCCTGGCGATTTTCTGCCGTTAAAAGTACGCACATTATTTCGTAAGTGTTGGGGAGGAATCCATGATACCAAAAATCTCCCCCTAGGGTCTGGTGTCCAAATAACCTCTGAGTCCTGCACACCGTTTTTCCAATGAAATGAACCTCTAGTTAATACTCTATCTTTTACTAGAGAGTCATTATAGTCGATTTGCTGATATATCTTTGTTAAGTTGAACAAAGACTGCTTAGACTCATCTCTAAAGGCGTGCGACTCGCTTCTAGGGAACTGACGGTAAAACTCATTCAACGCATCAGGGTCTGACTTTAATGCCTCAACCTCGTTATTCCAATAAGTAACAACACCAATCTTAATCATCTCTCCATCGCATCCAATAACAGGTTGCTCAGGGTCTTTGATTACAGCGTGTCCAAACTCATCAATGAATCCCTCAAAGTTAAAGTCCATCGGTATGAATAAGCTATACAGCCCACTTTTAGTCTGACCATTAGACGAACGCTTGATAGGATTAGAGTCGTAATATAAATCTTTGAAATTACCTCCACCTTTGGCTAATGCGTTGACAGTTGAGCCCATCATACATTTACCGATAATCCTGCTACCCAAACGTAAACAAGTCTTTCTTACCCTCCAACCGTTCTTAATGTTGTTCGGCTTCTCAAGTTTTCCTGACTCATCCTCAACGAGTAGCAATAATTTTTCCCCATCATACGAGTTATCGTCAGTGTTCTTCCAGTCAATAGTTGTATCAAGTCCCTCAATATCAATATTGCTTTTCTCGTACATATTCTTTTTGGTAATCTTAGACGCAGGCACACGGAAAGCGAGCTCTGTCTTTGGATTATCCATACCGTCTTGCACGGGCTTAAAAAAGAATGGGTAATTTTTAATAATCGGAACAACCTTATCGGTAAACATCTTCTTAGCATCAGGTCCTGTTTTAGAACAAATACCAAGTCTTGCATCTTTTGCAATACTTCCGATGTTTGATGTTTCACCCGATGCCATGAAAGAAAACCCTGAACGTCTGTTCTTTAGGTATATCATCCCAAAGCAACGACTGTCCGCCTTACAAGCCTCCCAAAATATATAAAATATTCTGTTCGACTCACGAAAGTCGGGAAGACCAATATCAATCTTAGACCACTGAAGGTACATCCAATGAGAGCCTGTTATGTATGTCGGTCTACCATTATTTGTGAACCAATAACCTTCCTCACGATGGTCAAATTGTTGATTGATATAGTCAACCCACTTTTGTTTAAATGCTTCATCTTTATTATTCCATTCAAAAATAGTCTTTAATTTCTTTAATTCTTTAGGATATTCTTCAGGTTTCCATTTATTTATTCCTTTAGATATACTTTTAGGTGATTTAGGGAGTGCGATTTTTAAATTGTTGATTTCGTAAATGTCTCCGATAGTTCCGTCTTTAGAGATTACAACAATATCATACCTCTCATCATACCCGTATTTCCATGATTTACTATTGTTGTATTTAGTAATCAAGTTTGCGGGAACAACGTTAGATACAATTTGATATAAATTGCTAACTTCAGCTTCGTTTTTCTTTACCTTTTGCACGATTTTCTGCGAATGTAATTGGTACTTCCTTACTTTCTTTCTTTAGTTCTTCAGATGCTTCTTTCTCAGATTCAATCTTCGATAAGATAGCTAGGGCATCATCAAAAGCAAGTCGCTTCGATGCTGCCGCATTTTTTAGTTTGTCGGCAGATATGTCATCTACCGTATTTGTCACAATAGGTTCTCTGAGAATTTTAACCAACTCATCTACTGCGACAAGTCCTGCTTCTAGGATTTCTTGTCTTTTACTAAGCATATGTTCTTGTATCTCATTCTAAATAACCGTTCATCGTCTATTTTAAATTCATACTCCGAATCAGGAGTAAAAGAAACAGTGTCTCCAATTTTAAACTCAGACATAAAGCTATCAGTATATTTTACAATACCCCACAACTCTTTATCATGCCCTAATTTTTGAATTACTTCACCTTTGTTGTCGTTCGCTATTGGTTTAATAAAGCAAAACGGGTTCGGTGCTTGCCATTCACAATCATCATTCTTTCGATATAA